ACCACCGAGGAGCTCCCCGTCCTGACTCACGCCCAGGTCGAGACCATCTTCGAGGACGCTCGCTCCAGCGGCTCCCTGAAGCAGGCCATCCTGGCTCACGCCGACGCTTACGGCATCAAGCAGATCGAGACCCTCTTCCCTGAGGCCAAGGATCTGTGGAACCAGCCGGAGTTCATCAAGCGCAAGACCGATTGGGTCAACTCCGTCGTTGGCGCTGCCAAGCACTCGCCCTTCTCTCGCATTCGTACCCGCTTCGCCGACATCACGGCCGACGAGGCCCGTGCCCGAGGTTACATTAAGGGCAATAAGAAGGAAGACGAGGTCTTCACGTTGCTGCAGCGTGTTACCTCTCCGACCACAATCTATAAGAAGCAGAGGTTGGATAGGGATGACATTCTGGACATCACTGACTTTGATGTCGTCTCTTACATCCGCGGCGAGATGAAGATCATGCTTGAGGAGGAGCTCGGTCGGGCCGTCCTCATCGGTGATGGTCGCCAGGCCTCCTCCAAGGACAAGATCAAGGAGGACTGCATCCGCCCGATCTACAAGGAGGACAGCCTCTACGCTCCTCGCGTCGTCCTGGCTAAGGAGACCACCACCGAGGACGTCCTGGACTCCATTGTCCGCGCTATGGACGACTACGATGGCGCTGGTAACCCGACCTGGTTCGCTGAGCCTCACATGGTCACCGAGATCCTGCTGCTCAAGGACAAGATGGGTCACCGTCTGTTCCGCAGCGTCTCCGAGCTTGCTGACTACGTCGGCGTCTCGAAGATCGTCAAGGTCCCGCTCATGAAGGGTCTGCAGCGCACCTCCACCAAGAACGGCGTTGTCGACGCCCTCGGTATCATCGTCAATATGTCCGATTACACCATTGGTGCGGACAAGGGTGGTCAGCTCTTCGCGGCTGAGGACTTCGACATTAGCTTCAACCAGTACCACTACCTGCTGGAAACTCGCCTCTCTGGTGCGCTGACTCACCCGAAGTCAGCCATCATCGTTGAGCGCAAGACTGAGGCTGGTAACGTCGTCGCGGAGCCGTGATAGATGGCCAAATTCTTCGGTGAGATAGGATTTGCTACACAGGTCCAGACCGAGCCGGGAATTTGGGAAGACAAAATAGTCGAGAAGCAGTACTATGGCGACGTCTTCCGTGAAGCACGCCGCTTTGGTAGCAGCGATGAGATTCTGGGGAGTATCAACCTCAGTAACCAGATCAGCATTATCGCTGACGGATTTCTAACGGATAACATCCAGAACCTCAAGTATGTACGCTGGATGGGGGGACTTTGGAAGATCTCCTATGTGGAGCTGAAGTTCCCCCGTCTGGTTCTCGAGTTGACGGGGGTGTATAATGGACCGACGGCTAGCACTCCATGAGAAGCTGGTAGAGATCCTCGGGTCAGATAAGGTCTATTACCAACCACTCCCGTCATTGAAGCTCTCGTATCCGTGTATCGTATACGAGCGGCATCCGGGCGATCCGATGTACGCGGACAACCTCAAGTATATCAAAGCAAACCGGTTCCAGGTTACTCTGATCGCACGGCATCCCGAGGACCCGACACGAACGAAGATCGAGGACCTTTTGTTCAGCCGCCATGAGTCTCGACTCGTAGCGGATAACCTCTATCACGACATCTTCGACGTCTACTATTAGGAGTTAACATGGCTGCACTTGTCTGGGACAAGACTGGTGAGCGCCGTATTGAGACTGGTGTCGACCACTGTGCACTCTACGTGTACGACCCGGCCCAGAAGACTTACGGCAAGGGTGTCGCTTGGAATGGTATCACCGCCATCTCCGAGAAGCCCGAGGGCGCCGAGGCTACTGACCTCTACGCCGACAACATTCTGTACCTCTCGATGCTCTCGGCTGAGAAGCTGAAGGCCACCATCGAGGCCTACACCTACCCCGACGAGTTCGAGCAGTGTGACGGTTCCGCCACGCTGACGAAGGGCGTCAAGATCGGTCAGCAGGACCGACTCGCCTTCGGTCTCGTCTACCGCACTAAGATCGGTGACGACGTGGCTGGCCAGGACAAGGGCTACAAGCTCCACATCCTGTACGGCTGCAAGGCTTCTCCTTCCGAGAAGGGTTACAAGACCGTCAATGACTCTCCTGAGGCGATCTCCTTCTCCTGGGAGCTGTCCACCACTCCGGTCAACGTGTCCGGTGCCAAGCCCACCTCGCTGCTGACCATCTCGTCTCTGGACGTCGACGCCAGTAAGCTGAAGACCCTCGAGGCTAAGCTGTTCGGTTCCGACGCCGGTCAGGGCGGAGCCTCGGCCACCGAGCCCAAGCTCCTCCTGCCGGACGAGATCAAGGCTCACTTCGCAGGCTGATATACCACACCGGGGGCTCAGAGACCTAGACTCCTGGGCCCTCGGTGCCTGCAATGCTTATAGTTTCTATCCCGGATCTCGACGGGTTTGACGAGGAGACAGGTACCTTTGTCTCCATGCCTGGCGGAATCCTGCACCTGGAGCACAACCTGGTCGCGCTGTCAAAATGGGAGTCAATCACCCATAAACACCTCATTGGTAATGATAAAGTCACCGCTGAGGAGATGGCCCTCTACATCAAGTGTATGATCACTGATGAAGAATACGACCCGTCGCTCCTGGATAGGATTCCCCCATCTGAGGTTGAGCGTATCAGCGCCTATATGGCCGATACGATGACGGCCACAACAGTCCGTGATACCGGAGATGGGTCCGGATCTGGTGAGTACACATCGTCCGAGTTGATCTACTACTGGATGATCGCTTGCCAGATCCCCTTCGAGTGTGAGACATGGCATATCAACCGATTACTCACACTCATTCGGGTCTGTAACCAAAAGAACCAGCCCGATAAGAAGATGTCCCAGTCCGAGATTATGGAACGGAACCGGGAACTCAACAGAGCCAGGCGAGCTAAGCTTGGCTCGAAGGGATAACAATGATCAGTCACGAAGACATTCCCGAGGAGGCGCTTGCTCCGCAGGCCCACATCGGAACTGATCCCATGGAAGACAAGGACATTCATGTGTCCCAGACTACTGAGGTGATGAAGTGAGCGTCGCAGACAACGTACTCGCTCGCGCCGCAGCGAGGATTGGTTACTATGCACCAGACGACCCTCAGCCCGGATCCGAAGCTGGCCGATACTGGGCAGCTCGAACTGGTCAGCAGTGGCTTGCTGGACCGTCCGAAGATGTGTGGTGGTGCATGCTCTTCGTTAGCATGTGTCTGGACGAGTGCGGGCAGATTGACGCTATTGGAGGATTCTCCTTTAACACTGACTACACCGTCAACAAGGTCCGCCAGCACCCTGACGCTTACTTCGTATCGGTTTACGACGCCAAGCCGGGCGATGTCGTCATCTATGACTGGGACGGCGGCGGCACGGACCACGTGGGCTTCGTCGAGAAGAACCTTGGCGGTGGCACGCTCCAGACGATCGAGGGCAACACCTCGTCTGGCAGCTACGGCTCTCAGTCTGCTGGGAACGGTGTTTGGCGGCGTGTCCGCAATCAGTCGATCGCTTATGTGATCCGGCCTGCGTATACTGACTCTCCGAGCAACACTGCTCCCGCTGGCCCTGCTGACATCCGTGCGCTGCAGCGTGCAGTCCGGGCGACCCCCGACAATGTCGCCGGGCCGAACACTCGGTCTCGCTGCTACGCTCTTGCCGCGGCTTCCGAGTGGGGCGGGAAGACCTTCCCCTTCGGCGTGGCATTCACGCAGTCCGTGGTCGGTACTGAGCAGGATGGGATTTGGGGTGACGCCTCTGAGGAGGCTCACGACGCAACCGTCGAGGCCGTCCAGGCTGCAATCGGCGCAGAGGTCGATGGCGTCTACGGCGCCGAGACGAATACTAAGGTGAACGCCCTGCTTGATAGGGCCGAACAGCCGTAGGAGGCTCAAAATGGCAGCGCCATACTGTACTTTAACGGGAACTATTCCCGGAGGAGAGAATGGTCGGGCTCTTGTCCGAATCGTTCCTGACGTGAAGGGCGCTACGGCTACAGTCGAAGGTGCCGCAGTCTCAATGCGCGAGCACATGGTTCGGACAGACCAGGCTGGCGCTGTCAACATCGAGGTGCTGGCTCCGGGCGCTGGAGTAACCCCCTCTGGCGCCTGGACCCACACCATCTACATTGATTCCCCCAAGTTTGACATCGTCAAGCACGTTGCTCTGACTCAGGGTGGAACTATTGACATTATGTCCGCCGATCCCACATCAGAGATCTCACCACTTCCGTTCGGCGGTGGAGGCGGTGGAGGGGCTGGTTCCCCTGGTCCCATCGGCCCTCGCGGACCTAAGGGTGACCCCGGTCCCGCTGGCCCTCCTGGACCTAAGGGCGATGCTGGTGAACGTGGACCCGCCGGACCAGAAGGCCCCCGAGGTCTTCAGGGTCCCCCTGGACCTGCTGGTGGTGGAGCTGGAGGAACCCCGGTACCTGGCCCCGAAGGACCTCGAGGACCTGCTGGTCCCCCTGGACCTAAGGGAGAACAAGGAGTCCAGGGTCCTCCCGGACCTAAGGGCGATAACGGACTTCCTGGCCCAGCCGGAGCAAACGGTCAACCTGGACCTAAGGGCGAGAATGGCTCGGCCGGTCCTGCTGGACCTCCTGGTCCCCAGGGTCCTCCCGGACCTGCTGGAGAGCGTGGCCCTGCCGGTCAGGATGCGGTGGCGCCTCAGCTCGACCGATACCTCACCAAGGACGAGGCAGCCAAGACATACGGCGAGAAGGCTGACGTCGAAGACGCACTCCGACAGACCAACCCGTTCAAGAACGGTGCTCGGTACTACTCGCCAGTGACCTATTACTGGCCTGACTACTACCAGGACGGCAAGCCTGGGCAGTTCTCCAAGTGGGCTCAGACACTGAAGTTCCGCGACAACCTCGGATACGTCATCCTTAACCGAAACAGTGGAGACTGGGAGGCCCAGGAGGTAGACTTCCAGAAGCAGGGCGAGCTTGCTCTCGGTGCTGGGGCCAAGAAGGTCCTGTTCTACATCAAGACCCAGTACGGAGCGGCCATTAACCCAGACGCTGAGGAGAATCGAGGGATTCCTAATGCTGCCAAGTTCACCAAGGAGTACATCCTTGAGCAGCTGAAGCGAGCCAAGCATTGGTATGGCGACCTGGTACAGGGCGTCTTCCTCGACGAGGTTATCAACGGCTGGGATGCCCGGAAGGACCGCCTTCCATGGTACAAGGATCTGATCGACACGATTCGCCGAGAGAACGGCCTGGACTTCGTGATTGCGATCAACACCGGATCCAACATCTCTCAGGAGGTGTGCAACCTCGACTTCGACGTCTGTATGATGTTCGAGGGAACGGCCGCTAAGTTCCTCCAGGAGGATCCGACCTCCCCGATTCTTCCGGACCACATGAAGGCTTATCCGTCCACTCGATGGTGGGCAGTGGTGCACTCCGTCACCTCCGAGAACTACCAGAAGGTCTTCGACAAGGCTGACAACCTCGCTATTAGTCACCTCTACGTCACAGATGGATTCCTCGTCGAGGATCCTCAAAATGGTGGTCAATGGCACCCAGTTGGCAACCCTTATGAGAACCCTCCGGGCGCTGAGATCCGAGAGCTGATCATCCCGTGGCTCAAGGGATACCTGAAGCTTAAGCTGAAGGTTGACAACCTCAAGATTCCTGAGGTCCCGAATATGATTGTCCTCGGACCGGATGACCCGGTGCCTGCTGGGACTCCGTCCGGGACGGTGATTGTTAGGCGGGCCAAGTAATGGCTAGCGTATTCCCAGTAATTGGATCTTGGTGGGGAGGTAACGGCGCTCGAGTAGGGGATGGTCGACTGATCCGAAAAGGATCTAGCTCTACCCCATTCGAGTCGTCTGCCTATACCGTCGGCGATCGCAAGTGGACTGTTGAGATCACGTACTCAGCAGATCAAGACACTCAGATCGCAATGCGAGCCAACTGGTTCGAGGCGGGGAAGAAGACCACCGGTAAGCAGGACTTCATCACCACCTGGAATATACGAGGTGGAGTCAATGCTGCTATCAAGTTCGAGTTTGAACTTCCGGCAAACGCCTATCCGCTCTGGACGCCCTCGATTGCCATCCCTGGTACGGCGACCGATATAACGATCCACAACTTCAACGTCTACGAGACACCCAAACCAGGATTGATAGTTAATCTTTCTGGCGGACGTGGATCAGAAGCGAATGGCTTTGGTACTTACTTCCTGCTAGGAGGTAGGGCTAAGGTCGGGGACCTGCTTATTGTATTTTATGCTTCGCAGTATGGAAATACCAAAGCTAGGCCACCTGCCGGTTGGGATTTCAAGTATACCAGCGACGCAGGCGGTAGATCTGGATACATCGCTGTAAAACGATGCGTCAAGGAGGATTTGGATAAGGATATTAAATTCAACAGCGATTCTCCAACCGATGCTAGAGAAAATTTTATTATCTACTCTATCGGTGGCGTATCTAACTACACGATACACCAATGGCAGCCGGGTATTCCGACCTTAGATGCATCTAAGAAGAATCTCGTAGCAGTTCAGTATCATGCATACTCATCTACAAAAGAACCAGTATGGTACCCACCTGAGGCACAAAATGTTACTACTGGAGGTAAGCGAGTAACCAAGGGTCCGTGGTCATTGACCATCGGTGCTATAGCCAATTCGGTCAAAGAGACTTTTGGAGCAAGGGCTTACGCATGGGTTGAACTCGAGGAGAGTAACCCTGTACAGCCTAAACCACAAGTCCCAGGAGTTGAGGTTGTAGGGTCAGCCACTTCCAATCTGGTATTCATATACCAAAATGGAGAAGAGCGCCCGGCTACCATGAAGGCCGTACCTCGGGGATATAAAGACATTGGGACCATGATGAGTACTCATGGATTCCTCATCGCTCACCGAGGAGGGTCCGTCAGCTGGCCCGAGGCATCTATGCGCGCATACACCAATGCCGTAATGTACGGCGCGGGCGCTCTCGAGGTGTCTTGTCAGAAGACGAAGGACGGCGTGTGGTTCCTAAACCACGACCGAACCCTCCAGCGAGTTGACAAGTCTGCTCCAGACACCCCTGTCACTGAAATGACTTGGGCAGATATCAAGAAGTACACCACCATCGGCGAGCCATTTATGACTGTCGAAGAGTACTTCGCCGCCTACGGCTCAAGTCACATAACAGTACTCGATCCTAAGTATTCTGCTGCTCAGTGGCAGGAGCTGAAGAAGTTCTTCCCGACTGATGCCCCAGGGCGAATCATCTGGAAGTTCTCGATTGATGCTGGTTGGCTGGCCAATCAGTGGAAGTCCGACGGATGGAAGTGCTGGGGGTATTCCTACCCGGATCAGGTTACTGACGGACGGATCAACGAGTGGCACAAGCCTTGGGACTACATCGGTATGTCCTGGGAAGCAAGTGATGAGGTTTGGAGACGAACCACCGCCCTAGGTAAACCGGTATGGGGTCACATCTGCCCGACAAGGCAGGCTTATGACGATGCCCTAGCCAAGGGAGCAGTCGGATGTATGGTCTCCGGAGTGGCCAACATCTACTCCGAGTCTCTAGTCTAGGAGAATCATGATCACGATCGAGAGCCAGGGAGACTGGAAACTCACCAGGAATTGGTTTGACAGAATGACGAAGTTGGACCTGGCTCTGATCATGAATCAGTTCGGCAAGGAGGGGGTTTCTGCTCTAAAGGCGGCGACCCCCTCCAGGTCGGGCGAGACTGCCGCCAGTTGGAACTACGAAGTCACCAGAACTGGTGAGAACTGGAAGATCACCTGGACTAACTCACACGTAAACAACGGCGTAAACATCGCCGTCATCTTGCAATATGGTCACGGTACCCGTAATGGCGGGTATGTCGTCGGCCGAGACTACATCAACCCCGCGATCAGGCCCGTATTCGACAAGATAGCGAAGAAGGCCTGGAAGGAGGTCACTAAGTAGTGGCTACTATTGATGAGCGGGTAGTCTCGCTCAAGATGAACAACAAGCAGTTCCTGTCTGCGATCAAGGAATCCGCGTCCAGTATGGATCGACTCAAGGAATCCTTGAAGATGCAGGGGGCTGCAGACGGTCTTTCTCGAATTGGAGAAATCGCTAAGAATACCACCCTAGGTGATCTCGCTACTAAGGCTCTCGATATTGGCAAGAACATGACCGTAATGCAGGGTCTTGCCGTAACGGCATTCGGTGGCATTGGTGTCGCGGCTCTTAATGCCGGTCGAAGCGTGGTCTCTGGTTTCATCGGAACCATTAAAGATGGCTTTAATGAGTATGAGCTCAAAATGAGAGCCATTCAGACCATTATGGCCAACACAGTTGAGAAGGGGACCACCCTCGGCGAGGTTAAGACCTCCCTGGCCGAGCTGAACACCTATGCTGATAAGACGGTATATAGCTTCAGCGACATGACTCACGCCATTGGTCTGTTCACCGCAGCTGGTGTCGATCTTCAGACATCCGTGGCATCAATTAAGGGTCTGTCTAACCTCGCAGCGGCCTCAGGTTCAACCGCCCAGCAGACAGCCACGGCATATACTCAGCTTTCTCAGGCTATCGCGGCTGGCGCAGTCCACCTTCAGGACTGGAACTCGCTAGTCCAGGCAGGTATGGGCGGTGAGTCATTCAGGAATGCTCTTATCGAGACCTCCCGAATGATGGGTACTGGCTACGATGAGGCTATTGCTAAAGACGGAAACTTCCGAGAGTCTCTCAAGGAAGACTGGCTTACTGCTCAGGTCATGACGACCACCCTTACTGCATTGACGAACGACCTCTCTGAGGCACAACTTGTCGAGATGGGCTACTCGGAGGAGCAGGCCCATAAGCTCAAGCAGTTCGCTCAAGGTGCGTTTGATGCTGCTACAAAGATCCGAACCTTTAGTCAGTTAGTAGACACCACTAAGGAAGCAATTGGCTCTGGATGGGCCGAGACGTTCGAGATCCTATTTGGTGACTTCGAAGAGGCGTCAGTCCTTTTCACCTCTATTGGTGATTGGCTCGGTGGCGTTATTAAAGCCAGCGCTGATGCCCGAAATGGGTTCCTCCAGATGTGGAAGGACCTTGGCGGACGCACCGCCCTTGTTCAGGGTTTGGCAAATATCTTCTGGGCAATTGTCAAGGTCCTTGGTCAGATCGGAACAGCCTTCCGTCGAGTATTCATGAACGCAACGGCAGAAGGCCTAGTCCGTATCACCAAGGCGTTTGCGGACTTCACCTCGAAGCTCATCATTACGAATAACTTTGCGGAGAAGCTTGAGTGGACATTTACCGGAGTCTTCTCGATCTTCCACATCTTTGCTACTATTCTCGGTGAAGTTGCACAGGTTGTCTTTACCGTAGCGTCACACATCGTACAGGCCCTGTTCCCGGCATA